AAAAGAGAAAATAGTTGTAAAGAATGTAAAGGTTACAGATACTGTTAGAATACACGACACTATAAGAAAACCTGTTAAAGTGTATGTTGATAAATGGAAATACGTTAAAGTACCTTCTGACACTCCTATTGTAGAAGAGATAGTTGAAGCTAATAAGTATTCTCAGAAACTTGTCGGAAAGAAAGGAACAGCACAAGTAGATGTTGTAACGACAGGAGAATTATTAGATTTATCAGGTATAATAGAGTTCAACGAAAAGATAGTTGAAAAAACCATTACAAAGTATGTAAATAAAAATTCTGTATTCTTTTCGAGTGGCATAGACTTAAATGTAAAAGGTAAGATAAGAAATATTAAAGTAGGCTTAGATTATAACATAAGAAATAAAGTCTTAATAAAAGGAGGAATAGGCTACGATGTGCTTGGAAATCAACCACTTGTAGGTATAGGTATAGGTTTTGGTCTCTAAAAATTAACTATTTTTGTATAAATCAAGTTTAATTAAATTAAAATGGAAATAATAAGAAAAATATCAGTTGGCTCAGATTGGGAAAACGCTATACATTACCAAGTAGGTGGTAGAAGTAAGATATCTAATATCATAGAAGAAGATGATAGATACAATGTCTATATAAAAGAAGAAGGTGTGAATATAAAATGGAAGTCTTTTAATAAAAATGTAATTTCTCATATTGAATTTGACACTAAAAAAGCATTAGAATGAAAAGCCCATTATACTTCTTAATAGAGCCTATAGATGGTAAATTGTACAATGATGAAAAGAATGGTATTGTAACAACTACATCTGTTGAAGACCATAGATTTACACAAAGATTAGCAAAGGTTATTCAAATACCCTCTGACTATGATGGTGTTGTAAGCATTGGAGATACAGTTGTTGTACATCACAATACATTTAGAATACAATATAACAATCAAGGAGTACCATTACCTTCTAAATATCACATAAAAGATAATTTATTCTTCTTAGAACCTGAATTACTTTATATGGTTATTAAGGACAATAAAAGAGAGGCAATATATCCTTTTTGCTTTGTTAAACCTATTGTTGGTGAAGTAGAATACGAAGGAGTAAAAGAAATAGAAAACAAAGGTGTTCTTGTTTATGGTAATACAGATTTAAGTAGGCAAGGATTTGAGAGTGGAGATGTAGTCTTTTTAAAGAAAGATAGCGAATATGAGTTTGAAATCTTTGGAGAGAAATTATATATGATGAAGTCTAACCGAATATTAGCAAAAGAATAGATTGAAGGGATTATCTAATGACATAGAGGAAGCAGTAAAGATTGTTATACAAGGTCTTGAATACCCTATTGATGCGTCTGAAGTAGATCCTGATAAACTAACCACAGTTATTCAGAGTAAAACAGACTCTTTTATTGAGGGTAAAAAACTTATACTTGATTGGCAACAATCTGAGAATGCACCATCACATACTAAACTTAAAAAGTATTTAAAGAAACTTGTTAGTGCAGGTGATTCTTCTATGAGTATATTAAGAGAATCTTTAAGAGAGGAGATTGATTACGATAATTTAGCACCAGAGAAACATAAGAAAGCTATTGCTTCTAAGACAATAATACTTAAAGGTATTAGGACTATGGATAATGGTCTTATAGAGCTTAGAAATCAAATAGAATCAGATAAGATTAATCTTAAAGAAAATGAATTTAAAAGAGGTTATGCTGAGAAATTTGCTAATGGAGAGTTTTACCCTCTATCTGATTACTATAATAATTGGTTAGATGAAGATAATGATTCTGTATTAATCTGTCCTAAAGGTACAAAGGGAGAAACAATAGTTTTAGACGGACTAAATGTTACTCTACCTAAAAAACCTATGAAGAAACACATATTGTTTTCTAATTTAAAAAAGAAAGACCAATATTGGAGAAGATTAGAAGTTCCTGCAGGTTTAAATCCTGATAGTGTTGATTCATATACTAATTACATATTAGAAGAGTTTAGAAGAAGAAGAGAGGGTATTTGGTTTATGAATAATGGTAAAGCTGAATATTTAACAGGTTCTCATTACTTTGCATTACAATGGTTTAAAATGGAAGATAACGGAGGGTATATGAATTTCAGATACGCTCAAAGAGATATGTTTTACTTCACAAGAGCTTGTATTATAGATAAAAGATGTTTAGGTGAATTATTCGTAAAGTCAAGGCGTACAGGATTTACTTATCAGGTACTTGTAGAAATGGCTAATGACGCTACATCTACATCAAATGCAAGATTAGGTATGACTTCTAAATCAGATGATGATGCAAAGAAAGCATTCTCTAAATTTTCATACGGATTCTTAAACTTACCATTCTTTTTCCAACCTGTAGTTAAAGGTGCAGCAGATAGTAAGAATCAATTAGAATTTGCTAAACCAAGTGATAGAAGTAAAGCAGGTAAAAAGAAGAAAGATACATCTACTGATGGTTACTTAAATACATTGATTGATTACTTACCAACTAAAGATGATGCGTATGATGGTCAGAAAATGTATAGATATTTAGGAGATGAAGCATCTAAATGGAGAAAACCTGCTAACTACGAAAAGCATTGGGGACAGATAGCACCAACATTTGATGAAGGAGGTATGGTAGTAGGAAAAGCATTTATAGGTTCAACAGTTGCTGCAATGAAGAGTGGTGGTGCTGAATTTAAAAGAATGTATCAAGCATCTCAAGTACATAAAAGAAACAAGACAACAGGAAGAACACCAAGTGGACTTTACTCTTATTTCTTACCTGCACATAAAAATATGTCTGAATTTACAGATAAATATGGTGTATGTCACGAAACATTAGAGAAAGGTAAAACTTTTATTAATGTTAATGGTGTAAAGAAAATAATAGGCTCTATACAATTCTTAGAGGCTAAAAGAAAGAGTAAGAGAAAAGAAAGTGATATTTCTTACAATGAAGAATTGAGAGCATTTCCTATGAAAGTATCTGAGGCATTTAGAGACGAATTAAAAACTGCATTATTCAATGTAGAGAAAATAATTAGTCAGATAGATTTCAATGAAGATACTTTAGTAGAACAAAGAATAGTAAGAGGTAATTTCTCTTGGGAAAATGGTGTACCTGATAGTAAAGTAGTTTGGAATCCTAATCCAGAGGGTAGATTTCACATATCTTGGATACCACCAAAAGAATTACAAAATAAAAATGAAACAAGATTAGGTCATGGTGGATATAGTAAATACCCATTAAATGAAGACTTAGGTGCTTTCGGTTGTGATAGTTATGATATATCAGGAACAGTTGAAGGAGTTAGAAAAGACGGAACTTATAATCACGATACAAGTAGAGCGTCTAAAGCAGCACTACATGGATTAACAAGTTTTACATTCTCTGACGCACCAAGTAATCATTTCTTTTTAGAATATATTGCAAGACCAAAGACAGCAGAAATAATGTTTGAAGATGTATTAATGGCGTGTGTATTTTATGGAATGCCAATACTTGCAGAGAACAATAAACCAAGATTACTTTATCACTTTAAAAACAGAGGGTATAGAGGTTTTAGTATAACAAGATTCGATAAATTAGCAAATAGACTATCTCCAACAGAAAGAGAATTAGGAGGTATGCCTAACTCATCTGAAGATATAAAGCAAATACACGCAGGAGCAATAGAATCTTACATAGATAAGTATGTAGGGTATGATGAAGAAAAAGGAGAGTGTGGTAGTATGCCTTTTAATCGTACATTAGATGATTGGAAACACTTTGATATTTCAAATAGAACTAAATATGATGCTTCGATAAGTTCAGGACTTGCTATAATGGCAGTTAATAGAAACTTATATAAGCCAAAATACAATACAAAAAACATAGAGGTAAACATAAAGACATACAAACACTAAAATATGAAGGCTTTTAGAAACAAAGGAAGTATAAAAATAACAAACAAAAATTTCCCAACAGGGACAGAACCTTTCTCAGAAAAGGTTACACTTGATTACGGTCTTAGGGTAGGTCAAGCTATTCAATATGAGTGGTTTAAAAGAGATGGAAACTCTTGTAGATTCTTAGACCAAAGATTAGAATTTCATAGAAGGAGATTGTACGCACATGGTATGCAAAATTCAGGAATATACAAAGACTTATTTGCAGTTAATGGAGATTTGTCTTACTTG